GAAATATAACAAATGTACTCCATGATATATCTTTAGAAAATTTAAGTTTTATACCTAGAGCTGAGAAAGTAGCTTGGAATCCTCAAACTAAAATGTATGAGACAGTTTCTAGTGGATATATCAGTGAAGAATTTAAAGATATGATGAAAGATGATGATAAGTTCCAATATTGGGAAGCTATATCATCTGCATATAATCAACAAATTAACCCTATTTATGGAGGAGATTATGTATCAGAAATGTCTTTTGCTAAAATAGAAGAAGGTTTTATGGAGCTTATAGGTCAAGCTAAAGGTATAGATAAGCTACTTATGAGTTTTGGGTATGTAAAAGATAGTTTTAGAGATTGGTTCTATGAAGATGCTAAAAATCATGATGGTAATAATATCAGAAGAAACTATGCAGATTCATCTAGAAAAGAAATTAAAGAGCTTTCTATGGCTCTACAAACAGTAAGTGATAATGAGTTATATAAAATGGCTCATGATTTAGGAATAAATCCTTCTAAAACTTCTTCAAAAAAAGAACTAGCCACCTCTGTAGCTAGAGAAAAAATTATATCAGGATATTCAAAAGATATAAATAAAACTACTATTGCTCTTTTGAATATGTCAGCTATGCATGCAGCTAGACAACAGGTATTACCTTTAGCTCAATCTATTCTAGAAAGTCACAAGAGAAATCTAGATGATAAAGGTAAGGTTAGACAAAAATCTATTGATAAAATGTCTAATTATATTGAAAGAGTTATTATGAATAAGCCTGTAACTGAATCAGGTAAAAATACTTTATTAGATACTAAAGTAGACCCTGTAGGTAAAGCTGCTAAACTTCTTAATAAACTTCCAGGTGGAGGTATATTTAATAGTATAATTGATAAAGAATTTGCTAAAAAATATTCTGATAGTGAGAAAGAGATTATGGATTTACTTATTAAAGCCAAAGAGACTGGTTCATTTAAAAATCCTGGAAAATTCTCTCATGGAGGTGTAGAAATTGAAGTTGAAATGGTAGCAGGTAATAAGCATTTCTATAAAACTGAAAATAATACTACTGTAGATATTACTGAACAAGAGTATGAAGAAGAGTTTAATAAAATAGTTGATGCTAAAATAAAGGATATGGGTATAGCTATGAATGCTGCAGGTGTAGCACAAGGCTTTATGAAAATTATCATTTCTAAATCTTTAGCTTTAAACCCTGCTGGTGGTGCTATAAACAGAGCTGAAGGTAAGCATACTAATATGATTATGGATGAGACTGGTAATTACTGGACACCTGGAAATATAGCTAAATCTTCAAACTTCTTATGGGGTATTAACTTTACTAAATTTATACCTGAGAGATTTACTAATGAACAAAAAGGTAGATTGGCTGAGTTTAAGAAACTAAGGCTCTTAATTCAGAGTATGGATATTATTCAGGATAAAAAGAATGAAATTGATAAAAATTTAGGAAGTTCTAAAATTACTACTGAAGAAATGGTGAATTGGTATGCACTTGCAGTAGACCACCCTGAATTTAAAAACCAATCTGAAATATTATTAGCTATTCTTCAAGACACTAAAATTAAAGATAAAAATGGTGTAGAACATCAATTCTTTGATGGTAATAAATTTACAGCTTATGATATTAAAGATGGTAGATTAGTTCTAAAAGATGAATTTAGAACTGATGAGAATATTCTGAATTGGGAAAATTTCTCAGTAGATAGAAATAACTTAAAAAATAATGAATATTTTTTAGCTAGAAATAAAACTAAAAATGCTATTTCTAGGTCTCAAGGTAACTATGAAGCTACAGATACTATCATGATTACAAATCATATTCTAGGTAAATTAGCATTTTTATTTAAAAGATGGTTACCTGAACATTTTATGCAAAGATTTGGTCTAGGTAAGAATTTTAGTGTAACTACAGGTAAGCAACAGGCTAGAGGTAGATATTGGTATCTATTTGATAATACAGGAGCTTCTAGTGCTGCTATTTTAGGAACTATAGGATTTGCATGGGGTCTAGCTCCATCTGTAGCATTAGGAGCAGGATTTTTAGGTGGTTTAGTGGCTATTAAAGCTTTAAGTAGAATTTATAATAAACAATCTACACAGCAGGAAGCTAATAATGTACTATCATTTATAGATTTTACTAGAAGTGTTGTTTTATCTACTCTGAATTATCCTTTAGATTTATTTAGTGTTAATCCTAAATACAGATTAAATAGTCAGGTTAATGCAGATAGAATAAATATTACTGAAGAAGAAGCTAGAAATTTATCTGCTGTTGCAAAAGAATTTGCTATCATGTTAAATATACTGGCAATGAAAGCTCTAGCTACAGCTCTACTATGGGATGATGAAGATGAAGAAGCTAAAATGAGAGCTAGATATGCAGATAATCAATTAACTAAACTTATAAATTCTTCTACTGCATATTACAATCCTAAAAATTTATATGAAGATGCTACTAGAATTTCTTTCTTACAATATTTAAATGATAGTTATAATGTTGTAAAAGCTATTGCTACACAGAATGGAGAAGTAACTCAGAATTTATTAAATATTACTCCTATACCTAGAGCTTTAACTAAAGAAACAGGTATGTTTGAAGATAAGAGAGATTATACTCCTGGTGAATGGACTGATGATTTAGGTAGAGATTGGGCTACAGGAGGTAATCACAGTGCTAAAAAAGAACTTAAAGCTAGAAGAGATGAACTCAAGGAAAAATATAATGCTGAATTTGAAGAACAAGGTCTTGAAGGTAAAGAAAGAGATGAAGCAGTTAAAAAAGCAGTTAGAGAAGAATTACCTAATAAACCAAAAGGAATGTCTTATGCAGATTATATTAAACTGTTAGATAATCCTGATAAATTAAATAATTTAGACTAATTTTAGTATGAAGTTCTAAAAAATAAAAAACCCCCTAGTACAAAGTACCAGGGGGTTTACCAATTAATACAACAACTAATTTTGCAATTTTAAGTTATTTAACAAAGTTGCAAAATCTTTTTTATTTCCTTCATCATTAGCTATACTTCTTATTTTATTCATAGTTTGAAAAGCTTCAGCAGCTATAAGGATAATTTTTGCAAAATCTTCATCTTCTTCCATGTTTAAACATATAGCTTTAGCTATATTTTTTGTACTCCCATATAAGGTTAATTGGGAGCACTCTTGTCCATCTTTAGTTGAAGTAATCATAGATAATATTGAATCTTCTTCTTCTACTGAATTTTTGTCTAAAGATTCAAAACATTCTTGAAATCTTCTTGCTAAGTCTCTAAGTGTCATAATATTTAAATTTTTATTGTTAGTTATTTTCTAAATAGTGTCTAAGTTGAATAAATCCTTTAAAGTTTTTATTCCAACCTACTATTTTTCTTTCAGTTTCAGGAGTTATTTTAGATAAATCTCCTCTTACATGAGTTGGATATTCCATACCTTTCATTACCTTGCCTATATGTTCAAAACAAGAGTAATGTTTTTTCTTTGCTAAACCCTCATACATAGATTTTATTTTTTCCTCTGACATTTTATTATCCTCATCTCCAAATTTAGTATAACTGATTCTAGCAGTTTTACATACAGATTCTTTAATTAGCAATTCTACATCTTCATTTTCAGAATAATTATTAAAGAAAGGTATATGCCAATCATCATCAGATTTATTTACAGGAGTAGATTCTCTAAGTGCATCATACATTTTTTCTGCTAAATCCATAAAATGAATTTCAGCTTGTCCTGTATTATGTTTTAACCACCACATATAATCTTCTCCATCTAAATAATCATGATTTTCTATAGCCTCTTTTTTAGACTTATATACCTCTGAAATTCCTTGAATTTCATATTTAGGGCATCTAAGGTCAAATAAATTTTCAAAGCCCTCTTTAGTACCTGTAATTAGCTGTTTTACCCACATATAAGGTTCTAAAATTCTGTTGCAAAGCTGCTTAGTAACACCTATTTCATACAAATCTTTTGCACTTTTTACAGCAACATCTCTACCATTTAACCATAGAGTATCTCTTATAACTTGTTCTAATGGACTTTCAAAATACTCTACACCTTGCATACCTTTATGATGTTTTTGCCAAGCAATAGGTATAAAAGGGTCTTTTTCTATTATTTCAACCATTTTCTCAAAAGGTATAGCCCTACTACTAGAAGTATTTTTTGAAAGCATTTTATGTGTATTAACTTCAGCCAAAATAATTCTAGGGTACACCAATTCATAAGAAATTAATTCTTCTCCTGAACCTTCTCTAATACTGTGTGCTACTATTTTAGCACTAATCTTGTTTGTCTCCATATTCTTCTAAATATTGTCTTACAATTACTTCATCTAATTCTAGTTCTTCAACTAAATCTTCAGGAATTTCCATAAAATCTATATCTTTAGTAACAGGGTTATACACAAAAGGCATAATTCTAGTTCCTATTTTAACTGTTCCATAGCCTGTAACAGCTATATTTACTTCTACTGATTCCATAATTTTAAAAAATCTTTTATTGTGTTTTTATTTTCCATATCTTTTCTTGAACCTCTAGCTTTATCAGTCTGAAAATATCTTTTAGGGTAAAAAGTTTTTTCAAATAAGCTAGTTGAACTTCCAACAGGAACTACTTTATTTACAAAGATACCTTTTAAATCATACATTAACCTCTGTTTGATAGGAAATTCTCTTGCAGAACTTAGCCCACTTGAAAATCTAATAGCTTTAGCTGGAGCTTTTACATCAAAATATAAAACATACATATTATCTTTCAGAGACCTTAAATTCTCTACAAATAAAAAATGTAAATTTCTATTATACTTCTCACTTAAAGAACCCATCTCAGAAATGACAAGAAATAAGATATTTACCCCTTTTTTAGTAAAAGCTACCTTATAGTCAGGTGTATAAGTTATAGGGTTTAAAATAGCCTGTTTTGCAATTTTTAGAATTTTCTTACCTTTTGGATAAGATACTTCTACTTCAGGTTTTAAAATGAATGTTTGTGGCTCTCTGACATATTCTGTTATAAATCCCTCTTCTTTTAAATCATCAAGCCACCATTCAAAATACATTTCAAAATTATTCTTCTCAGTTGCCATTACCAAAGTTTAGTTTTAGGAAATTCTACTTTACCCTGTACAATCTCAATCTCACCATTTTTACAATATACTTTATAAAAGGCATTATAAATATTAGCATCCCAATCACTTAAAACCTCATTTAATACAATTTTCAAATCAGGATATAATTTTGAAAATTCAGATAAATCTGCTTCTCTTTCATACCATCTACCACTAAAGTATAGAAAATTCTCTTCTATGATAAAACTAGGTTCTATAGCTAATTCATCAGAAATTTGCTCTGCAATTCTTTCAAAATTACTTCTAACCTGTTTTAATTCATCTTTAGAAAATTTTTCTAAACCTTCAATGACAAGGTCAAATTGTGTGTAATTACCCATTTTTTAAATTTTTAATTTCTCTTTCTAAATACCATTTAGCTTTTTCTAAGTCTTCTATTGTTTTAGAAGAATCTTTTTTACCAGCTCTAGAAACATATTTTATTACATTTCCTAGACAAAATCCTAATTTTTGGTCTTCTATGAAGTCAATAACTTCTATTTTACCACTATTATAATGAGAAGGATTTTCTACATATTCTCTCAAGTCCTTATTAGATTCACCAATTATAACTTGACCACCCATTAATTTATTCATCTTTAAGTTCTTCTTTTACTTCTTTAATAAAATTTTCAAAAAACATTCCTGCTATTATAAATAATAAAATAACTCCGTAAATAACAATAAGAGCAGTGTTTATTATAGGTATTAAAGCTATTATTACTAATATTTTTCTTTTTCTACTACCATATTTAAAATCATTTGCAATTTCTAATATTATTGTTGCTGTAAAAAAATACAATACAAGGAAAATTAATGTAGAAATTATTATTAGTGCTATTGTTTCTCCCATAGTTTATTTTTTACAAGGTTGTTCAAACATAAGTTTATAAAGAAAATGTAGAGTTAAGATAGTAAGATTTAAACAAGAAAATGTTATTGAAAAATTTTCTCTACTATTTATAGTCCAGTCTTTTATACTGAAAGATAAATTATAAATTGAATAACTTATGTAAATTATTGCATTTGCAATTATACAAGATACTATTGCTCCTTTCATAGTTTATTTTTTATATTTTTTATGCCACCAGGGTTCAGTTAATTTATAAAATTTAAGTGAGCCATCTTCTTTCATTTTTTCCATAAGTTCAGTATCTTTTTTACTACCTATAATATGAACTTCATCTCTATAGTCAGATTTTCTTAAATCCATAGTATAAAAACTTCCTCCTCCTAACCAATAGAAAGGAACTAACTCCATTTTTCTCTCTTGTTTATTGTATTTTGCTTGATATATAGTTCCATATTTACATTCATTATAATCAACATATCTTACAAAATCTCCATCTTTTACTGTTTCTATTATACTCATAATATTTATTATTTTAAGTTTAAAATTTCTATTTGTTCTTCTGTTAATGGTTCAAAATTTTCATAGTAATCAAAGGTACTTTCAAAAAATTTTGTTCTAGAATCATCATAACCAACAAATCTATCTATAACTGTATTATATTTATCCTTATTCCAAAATTTACAATATT